TTCTAGCAAGTAAAGCCGCACGCCCCTCGGTCTCGGTTAGGAGCGTCCAGCCATAAACACCCCATTGCTCACTTGACGGCAAGCATTCTCTTGCCTCGACTGTCCTGCCGCCAATCTCATACTCGTTTTGATATTGAACCACCACCAATTCATAAAACGGCGATACGTGCCCCTGTTTATGCTTTTTGAACAGGGCCAAGTCGCCTTGGCGGTCCAAAAGGGTGAAGTGGAAGCCTTTTTGCCCGCCTCGCCCGTCAAATGAGGTAGGTAAAGGCGCGTAATTGATTTCAGGTTGTTTGCTCATAGGTTTTGATCGGTGGTAGGATTGGCCTTTTCAGGGCTGGTCAGGGTGCGCCATTGGGTGAGTGCGTTGGATGCCATAAGGAATTCAACTCGGTGAATTGAAATAACTTGGTCGCGCTCAATGCAGTAAAGGCACTCCTTAACCATCCTCTCCAAAGCCGTATCCATCTCCTCCCCCGCCTTCAAAACCGGCTCAAGGGCGGTGGTGTGGATGATGGTGGCGCATTCCTCGTTATCGAAATAGCCAGTCGTTTGGTGATACATCTTCTCCGCCGCCTCTATCGCGAGCGGGTGGGGTGTGGTTGTCTCGCTCATATTCGCCTTTTGTTTGGTTTTTACGGGTTGGTTTGGGTTGTGTCAATTCGGGATGTCGTGGTCGGAGATGGGGGACATTTGGGTTATGTTCATCGTTGGCCCGTCAAAGTAGCATTCAATGTCGGTAATCTTGCCTACCATGCCCTTTGTGCATTTTAAGACGCGGACGATTAACTTAGTGCGATCCTTAGCGTCTCGCCATGCTCCAAGCAATACACCGCTGCTGTTTTCGATGCTGCCGGAATCTTTGGCATCATGGAGTGAGAGTTCCGGAGTTGCCGCGTTCTTGTCCCGTGTAACCTGACACGCCATTATTACAACTGTTCCGGTGGCTTTTGCGACACACTTCAAATTTTCAGCAATCTCAGCAATGCGCTCTGTCTTGGTTTTACCGGGTCCGGCCATCAATCCGATATAGTCCACGATAACCAGCTTAGGCCGCTGCCCAAGTTTAAGCTCTGCCTTGTTAACGTATTCCTCTATCTTTTCCGCTGTGAGTTTTGGCTTCTCACAAATCAGCAGGTTAGCGAACCACTTGTCTATTTCGCCAATGTGCGGAGTGTCATATCCGCCCGCATAGGCTGATTCGATTGCGCCTTGGCTATTCTTGGTCTTAATGGCAATAAACCGCTCAAACAGCATTTCGGCGGGTAGTTCCATCTGGAACATGACCGTTGGTAGCGGTAGTTGGCTTAGGGCAATGTTTTGGAGTATGCCCGTCTTACCCACGCCCGTATCCGCAATGATGGTAACCAGTTCGCCGGGGACCTGACGCCTGATGTATCGGTTTAGATTAGGCAGCCACTTGCCAAGGTCCACGCATTGCTTTTCCAGCCCCTCAGCAAAACTCCGGTAACGTGGCTCAAGTTCGGCCATGGTGAAAAGCGGAATATCAATTCCCTTGGTGAAGATTTGCGCCCGGATATACATACTCCCCAAGTCAGCTTTGGCAGTGGATTGGTTGGCTTCGATGTAATCCGATACGTCTTTAGCTGGGGCTGGGATGGTGACAATTCGCGCCATCTTCACCTTGCCAGAACAAGCCTCAAACACCTGCTTTATGAATGCCTTGCCCGGTTCATCGTTGTCCCCGCACAGAACAATGTCTTTGCCGCACAGATGCTCTACGTAGCTGTCCAACCATCCCTTTGCCCCTCCGCTGATGCAAGTCGCGGTAAATCCGAGTTTGGCTAGGTTGTCCGCGTCTTTCTCCCCTTCTACAAACCAAACAGTTTCAGCTTTCAGCACTTCGGGAAGCCTGTAAAGGTGGCGGGTGACGCCCTGCATGTTCCAAACCCATTTACCGTCCGCGCCAATATGCCGCTGCCGGAATGACTTCGGTTTTAGCCGCACAATCTGAAACGCCTCTTGCCCAAGCTCGTTCGTGTAGCTGTAAATCTTGTCTATCACCGGCTTTTCCGTTGTGGCGGGCTTAATTGGCTCTGCTCCCTCTAGTTCCTTGGCAAGCTCTTTAAACACGGCTTCGGGCGTCTTGCTGTCATACTTGGCAATCAAGTCTATCACAGAGCCTTCCCCGCACCCCGCAAAGCACTTCCAGATTTGCTTTGGCGCATTGATTGAAAGGCTGGCGTTGTTGTCTTGGTGGAATGGGCATTTAGCTTTCAGTTGGTTGCCAGAACCAATGACTACCACCCCGCGCCTCTCAAGCTCGGTAACCAAGGGAAATTTGGCTTTGATTTGTTCTCTGTCGACACTCATAGGTTTGGAGCGTATTTTGTCTGTCTAGCCGTCCCCAGTGTCGGCCAATGCTTTGAAAGTGCGTTAGGGGTCACGGTTGCACCCGGATACAATGCGCGGTAATTCACGACTGCTTGTTCCAAATCGTCCTCGGTAAGTTCTGGCATGGCTTGGCGGATACCAGCCAGAGCAACCGCCGTCGCTTTCTTGGATTGCGTGGTCATTCTTTCGTATTCCATGCCGCACAGGTCCGCCAGCTTGTTAAACAGCGGGTCTTGCTTTCGTGGCTTCTTTTCCACGACCACCGGAATATCACCCAAGGGAAGTCCATCTTGCGGCGGTTCGCCGCTAATATCTTCTTCCATTCTTCCCTTCTTTACTTCTTGATTAGTGTCCACTGGCTGTCCGATGGCTGTCCGATGGCTGTCCACTGGCTGTTCGTTTGGCTGTCCACTTTTCTGATACGAACCCCAGTTAGTTATTGTGAATAAGGAACATGCGTTGGAAGTCTGCTGTCCAATCTGCTGTTCACTTTTGAGTGCAAACAAAACACGGTTGACTTTCGAACTGCTAACGCCGGTTGCCAACGCTATTTGATGTCGTCCGGCTGTAAATTGGCCCGGCTTTAACGGGATGCGTTTACCCTTAAATAAGACGGTTTTCCCCCCATCATGTGAAGCGGTAAGCAGCATCCAAACCCAAACCTTGAGCCAATCCCCGTCCTGAAAACGAGGGTTATCTAAAAGCTTGCGATGAAGTTTAACCCAGCCGCTCACAACCCCGCCTTGTTAACGGCTTCGTGCATGGCATCAAAAAGAGGGCCGCAGTTTACCTTGTATTCCTCTTTGAGAGATAGAACTGTTTGAGACTCAGTAATCGTGATGCAAACAATCTTATCACCAGCTTCTAATGCCCCGGCAAATGGCAGGCCAACTGCCTTTTCCCATAAGGATATAGTTTCCTCCATGTGGGAAGCGATAGTCCACGGTAGAATTCCGGCGTCTGAGGCTTTAACTGCGTAGTAGGTTTCTTTAGTCATAGTAACTGTAAGCAGTGCAGCCAATCCGCAACCGGTGACAATTGGGCGACGACTTTTCCTTTCGGAGAAGAACCCTCGGTTACGGACTGGCGGCACGGTTTACTGTTACTAGTCGTCATATTTAAGCCTGTCACAGCTCACTCCCTCTATCGCTCACGTTATAAAGTTTGTCAAATAATTACTTTGTCTAATCTTGGCACACCTCACACTCAACCACCTTCCCCTGATACGTCCCACACCTACACCCCTTCTTAGGCCACTCATAAACCTCGCAAACCTCCACCTGCCCATCTACGCAATGCTTACAGTCAATCGGCTCTGGCTCGACTGGATGGCCGTCTAGTAGCTCGGTGTCGCCGTAGAGAGCTAGGAGGAGGGTGAGACGGGTCATGGTGTCCTGATTATATCAAGTTCATGCTGCTCTGATACAACCACACTAGGCCGGTCAAAGATGATTTTACAGTTCCCATTTATGCCGCACGCGATGTCCCAAACAGGAGCCAGATGCCCGTTTTTCATTCGCACCACGTCGCCTTTACGAACGTCGATTGCTTTAACTCTCTTGGTTGTTTCCATTTTCAGCCTTTTTGTTTTTCTTGATTGTCATGTATTTATCGTAAGCCGCGCTTTTAGGCTGCGTAAGTCCAAGCCCTTTGCACCAGTAATCGTTACGCAAAAGCACTTTGCACATACGCCGCCAAGATGGAGCCCAGTGCTTATCCTCAAGCGTTTTAGGTGCCTCGTCAGGGATTGCAGAGTATCCCCGCCCTTTCCAACCTTTGATAAATCCCTGAAACCGGCCTATGTAATGCTCTCTGGTTTTCTTTGGCATCGTGCCTAGCAAAAGGTTGCAGAACGATTTCCAAGTATGGCCCGCTGGCTTTGATATTTTGTTGTAACCAGTCATGTTGCCAGTCTCTTGAACGTAGAGCGCACCTGAGTTTGCGCCAGAGACGCGAGAGACAAGCTTAAACCAAGTGTGAGGCTCAAGAATGTGATACAACCAAAGACCTCGCCGCTGATCGTCGCCGTATGGCTGGCAAAGCCGCATTTGAGAAATAGCCAAGCCAGCTTTGTGCATTTGGTCGTAAACCTCGTTATGCTCGCACTCTGGATAGTGAGCATGAAACCTCCAAATATCCTCCGTCTTCCAGTCGTAAATTGGATAGACGTTGTAAACATTGTCAGCAACCTTTGTTGTCCACCGTTTGTCAGCATGCATTTCCTTTGTGCCGCTGGCGACTGTGCGGAATCGGTTAAGCGACTCGTCCGCACGAATACCGATGAATCCGCATGTTGGCCGGTCTTGTGAATACCAAACACCCCAAAGAACCATAAACTCTTCAAACTCCATTTTAGGCTCGAAGAATGGATATGCCGCGCAATCCGAAACGACATTTTCAGGCATCTCGCGCACCCATCCTTGTTTTGCGTCCGGGTCCCAACAGCACCAACGCGGCTCAAAATTTGAGACGGCGTTACGCAGAAGCATAGGAAGACAAACCCAATGCAAGTCGATATGCTCCTTGTATTTTGCAGTCATGTCTTTGACGTGTTTGATAGTGAGCGCGTATTGAGCCTCAAGGTCGATAATCAGAACACCTATCTTTCTACCGCGCTTGATTGCTTCTTGCGCTACAAGGTGAAACATCACGCTTGAATCTTTGCCGCCAGAAAAAGAGACATAGACGCGCTCGAAATTATCAAAGGCGTAAGACACTCTGTCACGGGCTGCGTCCAGCACGTTCTTTGTTTGGTATTGTTTAAGTGTGCTCATCAGTAAAGGTTGGCTTCGGTTTTAGATTGTGCCTCTTCCGGCTTTAGCTCTGGTTCGCCGTGTGCTGTAAGCCAGTGGTTCAAATATTCCAACGCAGTTGCATCGGCTTTTTCTTGCTCGTGTTTCTCTAGCAGGTTGAAACCACCGCGAAAACAAGATGGGATTCCGTGATGGATGCAAACAGACGCTTGTCCTAACCAAGCGATGCGGTTCATATTCTCGTTTGAAAGATAATGTTCGCACGAGTTCGGCCACTCTTTTAATACACGCTCTAAAGCAAAGCGGAACAAGTCGTCATCTTTCAGAAAATCACGATACACTGATTCCGCTTCCAGCTTGGATAATTTACGGCCCTTGCAATCGGATTCGTAAAACCCTGCTGGATAGCATTCCCACTTGTCCCAAGTGTGATAGATTCGTTGCATATCAATCCTCCAAAGTCACGAGCGGTTCGTCTAGGCCGATTTCCCACGATGCGGAAAAGTCTTGGTCTTTGAACATCTCCGCCAAGCCGCTAATCTGGCACAAGCGAAGAACCTCGTCCGGGTCCATCCCAAGCTCTCTAGCAATCTTTTCGTCTGACCAATTACGCCGCTTTAATTCGATAACAATGTCGGACATTGAATCAATCTTGTGCTTTCCGCGTGCGCGGTTGTGCCGGATTGTAGCCGCGATACGGTCGCCTTTATCTTCGCGCCACTCGTTGATTGTAACGACCGGAAGGAACCCTTTCACGCGCTCTTTTACGTCCTTGTTTTCCTTCCCAACTCGGTTGCGGTGAAACCCGTCAACGACAGTGCGCTTGGACTTTTCATCATAAGTCACGATAGGCTGTGTGTATCCGTCCTCAAGAATTGAAGTAGCCAAAAGCTGCATTTCAGGCGGTGCCACGCTGTTCGGGTTGTAATCATTCGCCTCCACCATCTCGCCTTTGACCCACAAGACGCAATCAACCGGCTCGTCTTTCATAGGTGAGACTTTGTGCAGCAATATCTTCAACTCATTGATAAGCTCCACCTTATCTTCCAAGTCTAGCAACGCGATTTGCTCTGTCAGCGGCTTGATTTGATTCAGTATCGCTTGTTGAATTAAGTTCATCATACAATAAATGCGGGTTAAAACTGCCTTTTTTGATTCTGTATAAACCGTTGTTTTTCTCCACTCGTCCCGGTAGCTGAATTGCTGCCCGGTCCAAAATGCCTTTTAAAATTTCGCCTTGAGTCTTATGCGCTTCGCTTGGATTTTGCAAGCGGTAGAGCGCGATAAAGTCGCTTAGTTTCACTTTGCC